TTTTGTGCAGTTTGTTTCCATGTTGATGTCGATTAAGGAGCCGGATGTGTTTAGAGGGCCAATCCCGCGAAAGTGGGAAGGTATGATGAAGTATGGGTTGACTATGCTTGGTGTGGCAGGAGCTTTCGTGATTGTGTATGGTGTGTATAAGCTGGCAAAGAGTTATCTGTGTAAGACGATAGCTCTCACTGCGGAAGAGCAGGGAGGAGCTTACGAGAAAGGAAATGCGAAGCAACCGATTAGGCAGCTTGTGCGACCAAGCAATCCTCGCCCAGTAACTGCCCTTAAGAGGGAAGAGGAGATGACGGATATTGCTCAATGTGTTCAGAAGAATATTTTGAGAATAGAGTTGTCTGCTCCCTCTCTTGGGATGGTGAAAGGTGTGAATTGCTTGATGTTGGATAATCGAACTATGGTGGTGCCGAATCATTTTTATTTGTCGTATCGAGAATGTGAGGCGGAAGATGTTGAGTTGTTGTTGTATCCGAAGGATCGGCATGGTGATGTGAACATGTGTGTGACCGTTGGTATGGACGCTGTAAATTCTGAAGTTGTTGTGGGGCGTTCCACAGCGATGGGTTTGAGAGATTGCAGGGTTGTGTGCTTGTTTGGTTTTGTGGTTCCTAACGTGAAGGACATTAAGAAGTTCTTTATCTCTCGGAAGATGCGTGATGAGATGTGTGGTAGCGAAGTGAAGGGTTTGCTGTTGCGACGTGAAAAGGGTGAGGAGCCTACGAAAGCTATGATTGGGTTTTCATGGTGTTATGAGCATGAGACAGAGTTTGGTCTTCCAGCGAAGGTGGAGACGCTGACGGAGTTTGGAGATTGTGGGAGACCGTACTTAGTGAATGGTAAGTCTTTCCACAGGCCGATTGTTGGTATCCATTGTTGGGGAGTTGACAGGGCGCAAAGAGCTACGGGGATAGCTGATTGTACACTGGAGGATATAACCGAAACAATGGATAAGATTCATCAGCGGATGTATGTGCCAGAGCAGGTCCTTCCTCCGCGTGATGATGGTGTGGAGTTTGTAGCTGAAGCTGAGTGTGTGTATTGGACAGAACCAGTAGAAATACTGGGGAAGTTGACAATGAACGGTGAGAAGCTTGAGAGGTTTCAGCCTGCAACGACAGCGTTTTGTAGGACGGGATTGGAGTGTAAGGATTGGATTGATGAGTATGTGCCAACAGAGAAGCGAGTAGTGTTAGTGGACGGTGTGGGTGTACATCCTCTGTTCACCCATGCGCAGAAGTTTGCGGTGAAATCACAGTCCTATCCGAGCACGTCGTTGCATAATAAGGTGGTAGCTTATATGTGTGGCCTTGTGGAACCTTTGATTGGGCCTGGTGAGTTGAGTGATCTGGAGATGATTAATGGTGTTGGAGATATGAATCAGTTGGTGATGAATACTTCGTCGGGTTATATTCAGAAGTATTTTAAGAACGGTAAGAGTGAGTTGTTTGTTGGGACTGAGCTACCTATGGTTGATGGGATGATTCCCAAGTTGGAGTATTCGTTTTCGGAGAAGGCGAGGACGTTTGTGATTCCAATGTTGGGGATGACTTTCACACAGTGGCTGAATAAGTGTGAACGGGACCTTGAAGAGGGCCGGATGTTGACGACGTTTTGGGCTGCGACCAATAAGGATGAGTTGGTTGAGAAGCGGAAAGCTCTAATTGGGAAAACTAGGGTCTTTGTGCAACCGGGAGTTGAGGTTACCCTTCTATTCAGGAAACATTTCGGAAGATTTATTGACTGGTATAAGAGTAAAGCTGGATTTGTGTGGTGTCATGGAATTGGTAAGGATAAGGAAGAAGTATGGAGAGCGTACTATGAGGAGCTACTTAAAGGAGGTCATAATGGTTTTGATGTGGACTATAAGAATTATGACGGTACTGTGGGTGGCGTTGCATGTGAGGCGTTTCTTGCGGTGACAGATCGCTATTATGGCGGTTTGAATAGGCCGGAGAGACATGCTTTGGTGTGGAGTATGTTCCATGCTAGGATGATTGTGGGACCCTTTGTTGTGCAAACGATACAGGGAAACAAGTCTGGTAATCCTTGTACGGATGTGTTCAATTCTGTGACGAATTTTTACTATATGATGACTGCGTTTGTTGCTTCAAAAGCGGTAGCTGGTCTACCGGTGACCTTAGATGGTTGGGAGCACGTGCGCATGTTGACGTATGGTGATGATGTGATCTGCACAGCCCCGGACGAAGTGTTGGGTTACTTTAACCGGGTGAGTGTGAATCGGGTGCTGGCTGCTCTTGGAATGGATGTGACGAGTGGGTCCAAGACGGGTGAGTTAGTAGAATGCGATCCTCTCTCTGAGTTGACTTTTCTAAAGTCAACTTTTGTTGAGGTGGATGGTGTGGTGTATAGTCCTTTGCCGAAGAAGGTGATACACCGCGAATTGATATGGGGTAAGAAGGTTAACCAACATGACCTGACGATCCTACATCAAAAGGTGGATGCAGCTGTACGTATGATGGCGCATCATGGTAAGGCATCCACGGAGTTGCTTCTGCGGCAACTCGGAGAAAGCGGAATAAAATTCGATTTCTCTTGGGACGATTGGAATAGAGAGTTGATCGTCAAGCAGGGGGACGCAAAGATTGAGAGAAAAGAAGAAGAACTCTTTGAGGAGTTCAACGGATTTTATTTTAGTTTAGCGTCCTTTCTCTACCCAGATGACTAAACGCCCATCGAAAAATGGTGTACCGATAGATTGTGTGAGTGTGAGTGAAAGGGGCTACTTTCCGTGGCGCTGGCGATGGTAATCCAGGTATCTGCGCGTTGAGTAGTTGTAATTTAAATTAATGACTAGTATATTAATTATTGTTGTTTATCCGTACTCGTAAGAGGTTAAGGAGGCAACTTTTATATAGTAATTTATGTAGTAATTAACCCCGGTGTTCCTTAAAGGATAGGCGAAAGCCGATACTGCCGACGGTGTAAGACCGTGAAAGAACCTT